AGGGTCGGATGCTGCTGGCCAAGGACGCCGTGGCGAACGGCATGGCCGACCGCATCGACACCCTTGAAGCCACGGTGATGCGCTACGCCAAGCGCCGCAACCAGAAGCCCGGGATGAGCGCGGACGCCCGCGGTCGCGCCCTGGCACTTGCCTCCATCTGAATCGCGGGCCTGACAGAGCCCTGGTCCTGCGGCCATCCGTCGATGGCGCGCAGGCGGTCCCACGACCGCATCTGTCGATCCCCAACCCGAACCACTGATCCGAAAGGACTCTGAAATGAACAAGCGACTCCAGGCGCTGCTGCAGCGCCGCGCGCAGGCCGTGGCTGCCATGGCCAAGATCCACACCGATGCGGGCGATGCTCCGCTGACCGCCGAGCAGTCGGCCGCCTTCGACGCCCACCAGGCCGAGATCGTCACCCTCGACGCCGACATCGACCGCGTGAAGGCGGCGATGGAAGCCGACCGCGGCACCTCGCTGGTCTTGCCCGAAGCCACCCGCATCGAGACGGGCCGCGACCGTCGCGCCGACGACCCGACGCACGGCTTCTCCAGCATGGCCGACTTCGTGCGCGCCGTGCAGGCCCAGCAGCTGCGTGGCCAGGACGACGAGCGTCTGCGCTTCGGTGCCGCCGCGACGACCTACGGCAACGAGAGCAGCCTCGCCGATGGCGGCTTCCTGGTCCCGCCCGAGTACTCGCGCGAGGTCTGGCAGCACTCCCTCGAGGAAGACGCCTTCCTGCCGATGTGCGACAACCAGCCCATCAGCGGCAACACGATGTCCTACCCGAAGGACGAGACGACCCCGTGGGGCTCGGACGGCATCCGCGCCTACTGGGAGAACGAGGCCGCTGCCGCGACCCAGACCAAGCCGAAGGGCGAAGTCAACACCCTGCGCCTGAAGCGCCTGACGGCTCTGATCCCGGTGACGGACGAGCTGCAGGCCGATGGCATCGCGGTGGGCGCCTACGTGGCGGCCAAGGCAGCGACGTCGATCCGCTGGAAGACCAACCTGGCGCTGTTCAGCGGCAACGGTGTGGGTCAGCCGGAAGGCATCTTCTCGTCGGCGGCCCGCGTGGACGTGGCGAAGGAAAGCGGCCAGACCGCGGACACGGTGAACGCCACCAACATCGCCAAGATGTTCGCGCGTCAGATCAACCCCCGCGGCGCGGTGTGGCTGATCAACCCGGACGTGCTGCCGCAGCTGGTGGTGATGACCATCGGCAACCAGCCCATCTGGACCGCGCCCAACCAGGGCATGGCCCAGACCCCGATGGGCTTCCTGCTGGGCCGTCCGATCATCGCCACCGACGTCTGCGACACCGTTGGCGACGTGGGCGACGTCGGCTTCGTGAACTGGCAGTACCAGCGCGCGATCACCAAGGCCGGCGGCATCGAGACTGCGCAGTCCATGCACATCTTCTTCGACCAGAACATGAACGCCTGGCGCTTCACGTTCCGCGTCGATGCGAAGCCGGTGCTGACCGCCGCCGTGACGCCGCCGAACAGCAGCGCGACCCGCTCGCCGTTCGTGTTCCTGGCCGACCGCGCCTAAGCACAACCTCCAAGACTGAAAGGACATCACCATGATGCTCAATGCCAAGCCGAGCGAGATGATCGGCGTCGTCGGCAACATCGACCCGGACGCCTACGCGGCCGGCACCGTCACCACCGGCTGGATCGCCGCCAAGGACTTCCAGTCCTTCGTGGCCATCGTCCAGGCGGGCGACCTGGGCGCCTCGGCGACCCTGGACGCTCTGCTGCAGCAGGCCAGCGACTCCGGCGGCACGGGCGCGAAGTCGATCACCGGCAAGGCGATCACCCAGCTGACCCAGGCCGGCACCGACAGCAACAAGCAGGTGCTGATCAACCTGCGCCCGGAAGAACTGGACGTCGACAACGGCTTCTCGCACTTCCGTCTGTCAATGACCGTGGCGACCGCCACCTCGGATGCTGGCGGCATCGTGCTGGGCTTCGTCCCGGTGCGCGGCCCGGCCACGGGTGTGGACGCTGCAACGGTGGATGAAGTCGTCGCCTGATGACGCAACGCCCCGGGGCTTCGGCTCCGGGGCACTCTAGGAGCACCACATGCCCCTGATCATGTTCACGAAGGACCGCGCCACGGTCGAAGAACACCCCCAGGTGTTCAAGGCTGGCGAGGTCTATGACCTGCCCGAGGAGTCGTGCGAGCGCTGGAAGCGCCGCGGCTGCGCGGTCGATGCGCCGGCAAAGGCCGCCGCTCCCGCCGCAGACGCCCCCAGCGCCGACGAAGCCCCGGCCGAAGAACCCAAGAAGCGCGGCGCCAAGAAGGGCTGACCATGCAGATCCATGCGCTCGAACTGATCACGCCGCCAGCCACCGACGCCGTCGTCACGACGACCGCGGCCAAGCTGGCGCTGCGCATCGACGTGTCCGACCTCGACACCGAGATCGACCGACTGGTGCGCGCTGGCGTGCGGCAGGCGCAGCTGGAGATGCACCGCGCGATCCTGACCCAGACCTGGGCGCTGCGTCTGGACTGCTTCCCCGGCTGTGGCGTGATCGAGCTGCCGTTCGGCTGCACCAGCGTGTCGAGCGTTACCTACTTCGACGACGCGAACACGTCGCAGACGCTGGCGGGCACCGGCTACGTGGTCGACACTGCGCGGCAACCCGGGCGGCTGGTCCGCGCCGATGGCACAACCTGGCCGACGACCTACCGCCGGCCGAATGCAGTGACCGTCACCATGGTGTGCGGCTTCGGCGACGTGGACGACGTGCCCGAGGAGGTCAAGGACTGGATCACGGCCTTCGTGGGCGCGCGTATCCGCAACCCGGAAGCGTTCATGCAAGGCCCGCAGGTCACCGCGCAGCCGAATCGGTTCATTGACGGCCTGCTCGATGGCCTGCGCCTGACGGTGGTCTGACGTGGGCATCAACGCCGGCACGCTGAGCACCCGCGTGGTGATCCAGACGCGCACGGGCCAGGACGCCGCAGGGCAACCGACGACGACCTGGACGACGCACGCCACGGTGTGGGCCAACGTGCGGCACCCCAGCGGCGCCGAGGCGATGCGCGCCGACAAGGACATCTCGATCAACCAGGTGCGCGTGCGCATCCGCAGGCGTACCGACATCACCCCGGCCATGCGCGTGTCGCACGGCGGCGTGATCTACCAGATCAAGGCGGTGCTGCCCGACACGCAGCGCCTGGAGTTCACCGACCTCGTGTGCGAGGCGGTCAATGGCTAACGCTGTCACCGTGACCTTCGACGATGCGGAGGTCCAGGCGTGGCTGAATGAACTCGGCGCGGCTGCGCTCGATGCCGTGCGGCCCGCTGCCCAGGCCGGCGCCCAGGTGCTCTATGACGAGGTGAAGGTGCGCGTTCCGGTGAGCACCAAGGGCCACTGGTTCTACGGCACGAACAAGAAGTACTGGTTCGAGGCCGGGTCGCTGCGCAACGCGATCTATCAGGTGTTCTCGCAGGACAACTCAGCCGACGCGAAGGTGACCTACCACGTGGCCTGGAATCACCGAAAGGTGCCCTACGGCTTCATGGTCGAGTTCGGCACGGCCACAGCACGCGCCAGGCCGTTCCTGCGGCCCGCGTTCGACGCGAAGAAGCAGGCGTCGCTGGATGCCGTCGAGAAGGTGTTTTTCGAGCGGCTGCAGGCCAAGGTGCAGGGCATTCAATGAGCGTCGAAACCGACATCTTCGACACCCTGCAGAGCTTGGTGTCGGGTCGCTGCTACCCGGACGAGGCGCCCAGCGGTGCTGCGCTGCCCTACATCGTCTACCAGCAGATCGGCGGCGAGTCCGTGCTCTACATGGAGAACGTGCTCCCGTCGAAGAAGAACGGCCGCTATCAGGTCGCGGTGTGGGCGACGACCCGCACCGAGGCCGCGTCCGTCTCACTCGCTGCAGAGGCTGCCATGGTGGCCTCCACCGACTTCCAAGTCACGCCCCTGGGTGCGGCTGTCGCAGACATCGACAGCCAGACCAACTACCGAGGACCGCGACAAGACTTTTCCGTGTGGTCAGACCGATAGGTCTGGCCGCTTCACTCCCTGCCGCCTTCGGGCGGTTTTTTCTTGCCTGAAAGGTACCCCCACCATGGCTGCCAGCCTGCCCAATGGATCC